CAACGGGGCGATCCAGACCCTCTACTCAGCCGACGAGCCCAACCGCCTGCGCGGGCCGCAGCACGGATACGGCTGGTTCGACGAGATGGCCGCATGGCGGTACATCCAAGAGGCCTGGGACATGGCGCAGCTCGGCATGCGCCTCGGAGCTCACCCCCAGATCTGCATCACCACCACCCCCCGCCCCCTGCCGCTCATCAAGATGCTCGTCAAAGACGAGCGCACCGCCCTCACCAAGGGCACCACATACGACAACCTGCACAACCTGGCCCCTACCTTCCAGCGCGCCGTCATCGCCAAATATGAGGGCACGACGTTGGGCAGGCAGGAGCTCAACGCAGAGGTCCTGGACGACCTCCCCGGAGCGCTCGTGGCACGCCGCCACATCGACGGCTCGCGCGTCGACACCGTGCCCGTGGAGCTCATCGACATCGTGGTGGGCATGGACCCTGCGGGCACCGGAACCGGTGACGAGACCGGTCTCGTGGTCGTCGGCCGCGGAGCGGACCAGAAGAACTACGTCCTGCACGACGCGTCCCGCAAGCTCACCCCCAACGATGCGGCCAACGCAGCGTGGGGGCTCATGGACGCATGGTCCGCCACGCTCCTCGTCGTCGAGGACAACGGCGGCAAGGACTGGATCGAGTCCGTCCTGCGGTCCGTCTACAAGGAGCGCGGCTACGAAGCACACACCGCGCCGCTGCGCCGCGTCAACGCCTCTCACGGCAAGCGCCTGCGCGCCCAGCCCGTCGCCATGCGCTACGAGCAGGGGCGCGTCTGCCACGTCGGATCCTTTCCCGAGCTGGAGGATCAGCTCACCACCTGGATCCCCGAGGAAGACCCCTTCGACTCCCCCGACCACATCGACGCCATGGTCCACGCGGTCGCGCACCTGATGAAGAAATACGACCGTGACGAGACTCGGTTCCTGTCCCCGCACAACCTCAAAGGCGCCGGAGCGACCGGCGAACACCCCGCCATGGCCGCTCGGCGCCGTGCGCAGGAGCGCAGGGCATCATAGGGAGCAACATGGACCTGATCACGCTGCTTGTCGCAGTCCTGGCCACCGCCCGCATCACCCGTCTCGTCACCACCGACCGCATCACGCAGGCACCGCGCTCCTGGGCGCTGAAACGGCTCTCCTCCGAGGGCCTGGCCGCCTACCTGATCGTCTGCGACTGGTGCGTGAGCGTGTACGCGGGCGCAGGCGTAGTCGGCGTGATCATCCTCGGGGGGCAGCCCGGATTCTGGGTGCTCGCCGCACTCGCGTTCAGCTACGTGGCCGGATGGCTGGCCCGAGGAGAGGTGGAGTAGATGGGGATCCGAGACGCGTTCCGGATCGGCACGGGAGGGGCGGAGCCCGCACCCAAGGCCGTCGTCGCTGCCGCCATGCCCATGTCCGGCCCGGGTGTGACCATGGTCAACCGTGGCCGCATGCAGCAGACGCAGGAGCAGTGGCAGCGGGAAGCCTGGTACTACTTCGACGCCATCGGGGAGCTCCGCGGCCCCCTGGTGTGGATCGCCAACGCTGTGTCACAGGCCGAGCTGCACGCCACAGCCCTGGACCCTGACACCGGCCTGCCGACAGGCCCGTCCGAGGACCCGCGCGCGAGCGCTGTGGCCGCGCAGGCGTTCGGCGGTCCGGCACAGCGGGCAGGCCTGCTGCGCCTCGTGGCGCTGTGCTGGCAGGTGTGCGGGGAGGCGTGGATCATTATCCAGCCGCGCCCCAACGTGCGCGGGAAGCCCCAGCCCGACAAGTGGCTGGTCCTGTCGGGTAACAAGGTGCAGGCCAAGGGCACCGAGTGGCAGTACACAGACCCGTTCACCGGAGCGCTGGTCACCCTCACCACCAGCGACCGCCTGATCCGCGTGTGGTGTCCGCATCCGGATGATCAGGCCAAGGCCGACTCTGCGGTGCGCCCGGCCCTGCCGATCTGCCGCGAGATCGAAAAGGCGTCACAGAACATCGCAGCACGGCTCGACTCCCGTATCGCCACCAACGGCATCGCCGTCCTCGCCGATGAGCTCTCTGCGTCGGGCGAGGACTTCATGGCGCAGCTCATGAACACGGCCGAGCTGGGGCTGCAGAACCCCGGGCAGGCCTCCTCCCAGGTGCCCCTGGCGTTCAACGCGCCGGGTGAGCTGATCGCCAACGGGGGCGCGTTCGCGCACTTCGACCTCAACACCCAGTTCGATGCGTCCGTGGTTGAGCTGCGCACGGCAGGCCTTGACCGGCTCGCGTCCACGCTCGACATGCCCAAGGACGTGGCCGCGGGCACGCAGGGTGAGTCGAACCACTGGTCGGCGTGGCTGGTCTCGGAGGACACGTACAAGATCTTCATCAAGCCTCTGCTGCAGGCCGTCGGGGATGCTGTCACCGAGTACTGGTTCCGGCCTGCTCTGGTGGTCATGGGCGAGACCGAGGAGCAGGCTGCCCAGGTCGAGATCGGCTGGGACACCACGGCGATCGTGGCCCGGCCCGATGACCGGGAGACCCTGGAGTCGCTGTACGACAAGATCCTGATCAGCGACGAGTACATGCTCACTGAGAACGGCGTGTCCCTGGACGCGATGCCGTCCGACGAGGAGCGCACCCGCCGCGTGCTGGAGAAGATCGTCATCGGTGCTCCGACGCTGCTTGCCGACCCGTCCGTGGCGGAAGCGCTCGGGCTGGACATCGAAGTCAGCCCCGTTGCGGCTGGCGTGGACGCGGAGGTCAACGCCGCGGGTGAGCTGAAGGCGCCGGAGCCTGAGCCTGTGGACCCGCGTGCGCTGCCCGGCACACAGGGCGAGGAGCCCGAGCCCGAGGCAGTCCCTGAGGGCCTGGTGGCGGCGGCCGAGCTCATCGTCTACGACGCACTGCGCCGCGCGGGCGGACGGCTGCTCACGAATCAGAACCGCGGGCAGTTCAAGTCGACGCCGCGCGAGGAGCTGCACACGGTGATCCCGGCCCCCGAGCCGCGCGCGCTGCTTGAGGGGTCGTTCCAGTTCACGGACCGCGTGGCCGAAGCGTTCGGGAAGAACGCCGAGGACTTGACCAGCGCGCTGACCGGATACGTCATGGGGCTGCTGTACGTGTCCAAGCCCCATGATCGGGACGCGCTCGTACGCACGCTGCGGCGTGCACTGTGACCACGCCCCTGGGCGACGACCCGAACCTCCCCGAGCGCCTGCGCGCGCAGGGGTTCATCCGCGAGGGCGAGGGCCGCATCGCCCGTACCTGGTTCCGGGGCGTGACCAAGTTCCTGGACCGGGTGCGCGGGCCGGTGCTGCGCGACGGGCGTATCGATCCCGGGCGCGTGAGCGATCACGCGGGCTTCTGGACGGACGTGGTGAACACCGAGGTCCTGCCGGAGGTGGAAGGCGTCCTGGCGTCCGCGTGGCGTCGTGTCACGGCCGCCGGGAATCCGCCTACGGACCCGTACGTGGCCAGCTACCTGAACGCGGTCGGCAACCGCATGTCAAACACTCCGGATGAGGTGTACGGGCTGATCGTGGCTGCAACCGAGCGAGGCATCCAAGAGGGGCGCTCGCTCCAGCGGGTGCGGGATGCGGTTCAGGAGATCCTGACGGCGTCGGGTACGCCGTACTGGCGCAACCGGGCCATGACGGTGGCCAGGACGGAGACGATCGGCGCAGTCAACGCGGGCATCTTCCGGGGCGCGGTGCAGGAAGCGGAGGTGAGGGGTGATCCGGCGCCGTTCAAGCAGTGGATCTCCACCATGGACAGCAGGACCAGGCAGACGCACCGGACGGCCGACAAGCAGCGCACGCTGCTCTCTGAGCCGTTCCAGGTAGGCGGGGCGCAGCTCCTGTTCCCCGGGGATCCGCGCGGGCCCGCGAACGAGGTAATCAACTGCCGCTGCTCGATGCTGCCGGTGGTACTGGGTGAGACGATCGACTGGACCGACCGTCAGAACGCGAGAGGAGCACAGTGATGGATCTTGAGACGTACCACCTCATCCACGCGTGGCCGGAGATCCCGACCGACCCCGACGAGGTGCTGACCATGGTCACGCAGAACGAGCTCAACCTGGACCAGGATCTGCTCCTGTACCTCTGGGCGCGATCGGAGCAGACCTCGTGACCCGTACGTGGAGCGCGGTGCTCGCGCGTCTGGGCGTGCCCACGGGCGA